TGCTTTGCCTATCGCTAATGGTGGTACAGGAATAACCTCTACTCCTAGCAATGGACAGTTGTTAATTGGCAACGGAACAGGCTATACAGCGGCTACTTTGACTGCTGGAAGCAACATAACCATTACTAATTCTTCTGGTGGAATTACAATTGCTTCATCAGGTGGTGGCGGTGGAACTCTTGTATTTCCTTTTTACAAGGCTGATGGCACTTCAGATACTATTTCTTTAGTTAGCGGCACAGCCCTTCCATTCTTTAATAGTTCTGGCACAGCAAAGAACATTGCACTAACAACTTGAGGTAATTTATGGCTGTCGTTAACCTTGTCAAATCAATTTATACGGGTACAGATGTAACCTCGTTGGGTGAATTAGCCTCTGGAGATACAGTTAATCTACCTACTGGTTCTCAGCTTAACTCTGCTGATCTTGTTAGTACATCTGCAACTCAGACGCTAACTAATAAGACTCTGACAAATCCAACAGTTACCAACTATACAGAGACTGCTTATACTGCCAACACAGGAACAGCAATCACAGTATCTTTGGCTAACGGAACAGTACAGATTCTGACTTTGACAGGCAATGCAACAATCACTATGCCTACTGCCGCAGCAGGAAAGTCATTCATCATTATCTTGCGTCAAGATGGTACTGGTTCTCGATCTGTTACTTGGTCAACAGTAAATTGGGCGGGAGCTACTGCACCTACTGTTACTGGTACTGCAAGCAAACAAGATATCTTTTCATTCTTTAGTGATGGAACATCTTGGTATGGTGCAACATTAGGTCAAAACTACACGCAATAATATGTTTGCATCATCAAAATCAGGCGCTGTAGCCGACCCAAAAGACGCTAACTTTAAGAATGTTACTATGCTCTTGCATGGTAATGGGACTAATGGCGCTCAGAACAACACATTTGTAGATTCGTCCACAAACAACTTCACCATCACCCGCAACGGTAATACGACTCAAGGCACATTTACGCCTTATGGTGCTAACTGGTCAAATTATTTTGATGGTACTGGAGATTATTTAAATGTAGCTAGTAGTAGCCAATTCATTGCTAGTGGAAATGGATTTACTGTTGAAGCGTGGGTTTACTACACATCAATCACGGATTATTCATTTATTGTTGCCAGCACGACTGGTGCGAATAATTACAATCCTTATTGGTATATCGGATCAAGCAACACAGGAACTTGGCGTTTGTCTTGGGGTGATGCAACATCAGTAGATACTGGAATTGCTATAACTTTAAACACATGGCATCATGTTGCAATTTCCATGACTTCAGGAGGCTCAGGTGTTTTCTATCTTAATGGCGTAAGTAGAGCAACCGCAACAGGAAAATCATTGAATGGTTCTAATACTGGGGTTGCTATTGCTCATGGTGGAGGAACTTTGGCTGGTCTGTATCTTGTAACAGGCTATATTTCAAATGTCCGATATGTAAAAAATAGTTCTGTCTATACATCAGCATTTACCCCAAGCACCACACCACTGACTGCTATCAGTGGAACATCTTTGCTGACTTGCGCTGATAACAGATTCATTGATGACAGCACAAACAACTTCACCATAACAGTTAATGGAAACACAAGCGTCCAACGCTTCAGCCCATTTAACGCTACATCTGCCTACACCACAAGCGTGATTGGTGGCTCTGGGTACTTTGATGGTAGTGGGGATTATTTAGGAATAGCAAATCAAACTTCATTACATCTTGGGAGCGGTGATTTTTCTATTGAATGTTGGACTTATTTGACTTCAACAAGTGGCGCACAAAGGCCAATTAGTCAAAATAATAACAACTATGAATTTGCTTTTTATATTGCCAATGGTGGTGGAATTACTGCATATTCGTTTCAAACAAGTGGATCACAAAATTTTGCAATTAGTGGAGGCACATTAGTTACAGGGCAATGGTATCACTTAGCTTGCACTCGTACAGGCTCTACTATTGCTTTCTTTGTTAATGGTGTTCGTCAAGGTACAGCAACATATTCGGGAACTGTAGATTCTCAAACATCGGGGTGGGATATTGGCGCTATTGGCGCTGGAACAGACCCACAAAAAGGTTATATAACAGACGCTCGTTTAGTGTTTGGTTCAAATCCTTATGGTGTTGGAACAACTTTAACTTTGCCAACAGCACCTTTAACAGCAATTACAAACACACAACTACTCTGCAACTTCACCAACGCTGGCATCTTAGACAACGCCATGATGAACGACTTAGAAACTGTGGGTAACGCACAGATTTCTACAAGCGTTAAGAAGTATGGTACTGGATCAATGTACTTTGATGGTACTGGAGACGGATTACAGGCAATAGGAACACCAAATACAGCGTTTGGTACTGGAGACTTTACTGTTGAGTTTTGGATTTATCTCAATGCAAACACAGGGTCGTTTAAAAAGTTTGTAGAACTTGGAACAAGTGGATCATGTTTTACGATTGAAACACAATCAACAAATAATGTATTGAATGTCACAGACTTAAATAATACTGTGTTTATAACTTCTAGTACTGCTCTTAGTCTGACAACATGGACTCATGTAGCAGTAACTCGGTCTGGAACTTCCATGAAGTTATTTCAAAATGGAACTCAAGTTGGCAGTGCTACTAATTCAACAAATTTTGCAAATAGTGGCAATGTTTACATTGGTCAAAGTAACTCTGGTCAGGCTGTTAATTGCTATATGGATGATTTACGCATTACAAAAGGTTTTGCTCGTTATACAAGCAACTTTACAGCTCCTACTGAAGCATTTGCAGATAAAGGATAAAACATGGACATTGCAAAACTAGACAATGGAAATATCGTAGTTGGCAACTATAAAGAGTTGTTCCCAAATACATCTTTCCCAATTACAGGCCCTAATGATGACTTCTTTACTGAGAATAACTGCTTAAAAGTTAGTCAGTTTAAGGCTCACGATAGGGCTACTGAGATGCTTGTTGGATGTGATCCATACGAGGAAAACGGCATTGTTTATACAGTTACTGTTCAAACTAGACCAGAACCAGAAGTTATTGAGGCTTCTCAAGGTGCAGATTCCGTATGACCCCAGAATTGCAAGCCTATTACGAGGCTAGATTTACAATGATGGCTACCGAAGGGTGGAAAGACCTTTTGGAAGACATTGACAATATGATTGAACCTTTGAATAATATATCTACAATTGAGGACGAAAAAAGTCTACAATTTAGAAAAGGTGAACTTTCTATTCTCACATGGCTGAAAAACTTGAAACAAGTCAGCGAAAGAGCCTACGAGGACTTAAATGAGAAGAATGTTTGATTTCGTCTGTGAAAACGGACATAGAACAGAAAGATTGGTTGATTATGAGGCAACCAGTCTAATGTGTGAGTGCGGAGCTACAGCCAACCGAACTCTCTCAGCGCCAGCTTTTAAGTTAGAAGGTTGGTCTGGTCATTTCCCAACTGCCCATGGCAAGTTTGAGAAAAGCCATACTGACAAGCTAAAAAGCGAACGCAAACTCAACTCATAAGCAATAGTGCCGAGTTGAATCTCCTACAACCGATTAACGGCAGGAAAAAGGAAAAATATGTTGATTGATAATGACAAAGAATTGCCTGGTGAGTTAGAAATCGAAGAGCAAAAAATTGCTTCTAAACCAGAACTTCCTGAGAAATACAGGGACAAAAGTCTGGATGAGATAGTAAAGATGCACCAAGAAGCTGAAAAGCTAATTGGAAAGCAGGCTCAAGAGGTAGGCGAAGTTAGAAAACTAGCCGATGAACTTATTAGACAGAACCTTGGGTCTAAACAACAACAGATTAAGCAGGACGAGCCTGAGATTGACTTTTTTGAAGACCCAAAGAAGGCAGTTCAAAGGACAGTTGATAGTCACCCTGACATTGTAGCTGCGCGTCAAGCAACGCTAGAATTAAAAAGGACACAGATTCAACAGAGGTTAGCGCAAGATCATCCTGATTTTGGCGATATTGCTAAAGATCAGGACTTTGCAAACTGGGTTAAATCTAGCCCTGTTCGCATTGAGTTGTTTAAGCGAGCCGATGCTGAATATGACTATGATTCTGCCAATGAATTGTTAAGCACTTATAAGCAACTTCGTGGTGTTAAGAAACAGCAAAGTGAAGCATCTAGCGAGGCTACACGCAAGCAGAATCTTAAAGCCGCAGCAGTTGATACAGGTGGTTCTGGTGAGTCATCAAAGAAGGTTTATCGTAGGGCTGACCTTATTCGGCTGAAAATGCAAGACCCGAACAGATACGATGCTTTGAGTGACGAGATCATGGCAGCATACGCAGAAGGTCGGGTTCGTTAAAATTTGTTTTAGGAGATTTAATCATGGCATATCCAACCCCAGCAGTAACCACAACCACCGCAGCAACCTTCATTCCTGAGATTTGGAGTGATGAAATTGTTGCCGCCTACAAGAAGAACCTTGTATTGGCAAACATCGTAATGAAGATGAACTTCAAGGGCAAGAAAGGTGACACAGTTCACATTCCAGCTCCTACTCGTGGTTCAGCATCAGCTAAAGCGGCTTCTACAGCCGTTACTCTGATTGCAGACACCGAGACTGAAGTTCAAGTCTTGATTAACAAGCACTATGAGTACTCACGCTTCATTGAGGACATCGTAGAAGCACAAGCATTGAACAGCTTGCGTCAGTTCTATACTGCCGATGCTGGTTATGCTTTGGCTAAACAAGTTGATACCGATTTGATCCAATTGGGTCGTGCTTTCAATGGCGCTACTGTTGGTACAAACGACTATGCAACTGCTACTTCTAGCACTAAGGCTTACATCGGTTCTGATGGTACTACTGCTTATAACAGCTCTACCTCCAATGCCGCTGCTTTGACTGATGCTGCTATTCGTCGCACTATTCAGCGTTTGGATGACAACGACAC